GGTGAAGTGACACACATAACCCTAAACCTAAATATACTATAGTGGTAACTATCGCCCCAACCGCAACCAGGTGCTTCTATTTGTCACCAAGTGTCGCAAGCTTCGCGGGCGAGGGTATCTTCTATCGTATTATTGTGGGGCAGGTATGGCAGGCACTTACAGCAACTGGACACTTGAACACGCCGTGTACGCATCCAACGCTTGGGTTGGACTTACCGATTTTGTTGCTACAATTAAAACGTTGTTGGCTCTCGATGTCACAAAGGCAGCCGCAAGGGCGGACCTGTGCCATCGTGTTAGTACCATGGGTACTGTTGGTTTCGTGCGAAAGAACGTGCGTTTCCCGGAACAGGACGCGAGCGGTGATGTGATATATGTTTTCCTCGGGGACTCGGTCTTGAGTGGTTTTATTGACAAGGTTATGACTAGCTGCACCGTTGCCACTGGCGAGAGGCAAGATATGCCCGTATCGAGTGGTGGGCATCCGCGAGCTGCGGTCGTGGGTGAGAGTAGCTCATCGGCGCAGTCCCAGCTTCAGGCCCTGCAAACGTCGGCGTATGCAATTAGAGTCAATCTCACTGCCTTGCTTAATGCGATCAATTCTCGACCGTTTTCTGGGGTATATAACCGCGACCGTTTCGAGGAGCACACGCGCTTAGTGTGGGATTAGCAGTTTTGGGCCATTTCGGACCGGCGACTGAGAGCTGCGGAGTTCTTACGTCGGTGCGATCTGGCCGTGGAATTGGGCGTTTTCCCTGGTGCTGGCAACGTTATTGATTGGATGCATCCACCTCCCGATTATCATTCTGTGGATTTGCCATACGGGAGGCTGCGCGTTGGAATTGTGGATTTAGTCGGTGAGACTGGCGAAGTCGTGCCCGAGGCTGAAGTCGTGGTCGACACGGCAGAGGCCGAGGAGACGGTTTCAAGAGAAGAACCGGCTACGGCAAGTGTTCCTGAACTGGTGGTCGTAGATAATACCCCAAAGGTTGTGGAGAAGTTGGGTGCCTGGTGGCATTGGTGGATTGGGGTGATGTCTTCGATTCTGGTTCTTGCTGGGTTTTATGGGCTCCTGCGGCGGTTCCGCGGAGGCCTGGCCAAGTGGTTTTCCTCTGGGTCAGGTGGTGGTCCTGGTGGTGGTGGTGGTGGTCCGCCCGATGATTCATTCGGGGGACCAGGCGGTCCACGTGGTGCGGTTCTTTATAGGCCGTACCGTGTCGAGCCGCCGGATGATCCGTCGTTAGGTTTCGACGAGGATTACGCTGAAGGGTTGGATGACTCTGACGAACGTGATCTGGGACACATTATGAGAACCGTGCTGAGTGGTGATCTGCCCAATTTGGTGCAGAATTGGAGCTACTGGTCGGCAATGCTACTTGGAGCTATCTCTAGGTCCCCAGTTCACCGACGCCCGATGTTTAACGCTTTACGGAACTACGTTGCGGTTTTGGCCGGGGCGGAGTTGCTACGGCGTCGCAGCGGGGAGGTCCCGTCACATGAGCTTGAGGCAGTTATCGCCGCGGAGTCTACTCTGAGGCGGTATATTGCCCTCGGTGACCAGAGGATGAGTCAGTTGTTGTTTCGCCCTGCGGTGGATTCGCCGACCGCGCGGATGGTAGATTGGTACCGGGCTTCTGTATCAATGTCGGGGGACCGTTTGGGCCCGTGGCTAAATGTGGAAGGTATCAATTTGCTGAGGGATCTGCGCAATGCACAGCTGACAGATTATGAGATGACCTTGCAGAACGAACTGGAAGTTTACGTGCACACCTCCCTCGGACTTTTGAACGACGGGGATGTGACCGTGAACGTGACAGAGAGTCTGCATGTGTTAGCTCAAAACGTTAGTCGTTTGGCAATGCTAACCCGGGTAACCGGTGAGCCTCTCTTTTTCTTGTCGCGGCAGCGTTATGCGTTGGCGCAGGAAGAACGGGAGAGACACGAGGCAAGTTCCTCGTCGGTAGTGTCAGAGGTCGAACGTTCAGAGCGTGAAGGTGCTGCGCGGGCTACACGTAAGTTGGAGGAGGCCAAATTACGCGGAGAGGAAGAGAAGTCGGTGACGGAAAGGGCTGTGGCTGCGGAGACTGTGCGGTTGAAGAAAGCTGAGGCGCAAGCTGCTGAGGAGCAGGTGCGTCTTGTACAAGTTACCACACGAGTTACGTCTGAGGGCGCAATTCGTGACCATGTGCTTCAACCGTTGAACACGGCCGCCAGTTTGGGGTTGGCGTATGGGATGATTCGGAGGCCTGGAGCTGGTTCGGTTTTACCGGCGCCACCAGGTACGCCAGTTGTCCGCCCGACCTTTTTCACGGGTGCGGGGCACAGGCTTGGCGGCGGTGGAGGTTTCGGCTTCGGCCGGCGGGGTTGATTAGGTTTGTGTCAACTAACGATCATTGTTTGTGTCGTCTGTGTATATTTCATTGTCCATTTAAAATAGGTTTAGGGTCAGTGTGTTAATAATTGTTTGTGTTTGTGTTTAGTGGTATGTCTAGTCATGCAACAAAACCACAAGGTGCGAGTGATGAGGCTGCTTCGTCGGGCACGAAAGTGCCGGCTTGGACGGACGGGGGATCAGTCGCCAAACCGCAAGGTGACGGCGGCGGTCAGGGACTCCCGAAGCCAGTTGGGGCAGGAGGAGGACCAGAACCGTCTCGACGCGAAGGGAAGGAACCAATGGTACCAACAGTTGACGGAACTAGCCGCCAGCCACTACCTTCGGGAGGTGGCGGAGCGAAACCGACGGCTGACGGCGGAACAAAGGGAAAATCCCAAGCAGAAGCGTCTGGAGGGGGTGGTGCAGGATTTGGCCGACCACCTTCTTCGGGCGGTGGAGGTTCGAGCGGGCTTGCCCCAACTCGAGATCCCCCACCAGTCCCACGGGGTTCCAGTGGAAGAGCAAGTGAGGGTCACGGGGATGGTCGGGCGCATTCTTCGCCGGTTGCCGATCGGGGTCGGTCACCGGTGCCGGGCGGGAATGGTCCTGCCGGTGGAGACGGTGTTTCTGCTGAAAGTGCTGCCAGTCAGCATCGTCATACTGTGCTTGTTATTCTGAAGGAGGCAGGGTTCGTGGTGACCAATCAGAACATGTCGTATGTCGACAAGTTCAAGCTCGACCGGTCGAAGGCGTTAACTAGTTTGAAACAACTGTTGGAGAAACGCCTGGTCGACACAAAGGACGCGAACATGATGGTCCTGCAAGATCAGATGATGCAGCGCATTGACGAGATTGACTTCAGCAAGTGGGCGGCTAAGGTTGGAATAGTCGAAGGCTGTGCTGGCTCTGGTAAGACGACCGCGCTCCTGAAATGCAAGGAGGCTCTTGGGGCTAAGGCTCTTGTTATCACCCACTCGACGGAACAGTTGATGCGGGCGTTCCATGGGGTTTCCGCTGTCTACACGCCTTTGGACGTGATGACACGCGAGGAAAACTATTCGGAGCCGCACGTACTGCTGGTGGACGAGTATACGAAACTGCACATGTGCGAGATCATCTGCTGCGCGGCATTTTTGGGATGCCGTAGCGTCTTCCTTTTTGGGGACGCCAAACAGGGGTTGTCACATGGGTTGGGGTCGGAAAAACATTACTCTTTCAGTATTATTGCTAAGTCGGATACTTGTCACCGCCTCCCGGAGGCTGGGCGAGACTTTCTTAACAAGACGACTGGACGTGATGTAAAAGGGGGTAAGAACAAGAAGAAGGGGTCGGTCGACTGTGGAGACATTTATCAGAGGATACCGCATGATGCGGCGATTCTCTGTTTCACGCCGGAGACGAAGAAGCGGATTGAGCGTGAGCTCAGCGGTGTGGTTTTGGTTTCCGATGCGCAAGGGGCCACATACGAAAACGTCGCCTTGTTTATTTACAAGTGCGACTTACAGGCAATGCGGGATCCAAACCTGTTGGAGGTGGCACTTACCCGTCAGAAGAATGAGTTGGTCGTGTGTTTTGAGTCGCAAGAGTTGTATGCGATGTTGGTGAATCAGATGGTTAAGAGTTGTTGTAAACACCAATCAACCGCGCAACTATGAGCGACAAGGACTATCGATTCAACGGTGGTGGTGGTGGCCGTGGCTTGGCTCAGAAAGGGGATCAAACACTGTGGATTTGTGTTGTAGCTGCCGTAGTTATTATGTGTGGTATGTTTGTATTAGGACCTAACAAACATCGTACCCATTCAGCTGGTGATTATGGGGTTCCTACGTTTGCGAACGGTGGTTCCTACAAGGACGGGACGCGTCAGGCGACGTTCAATAAAGCTAGTAATATGGCGTATGGTGGTCATGGTAGTAAAGGGTTAACTAACGGGTTTATACTAGCGATCGTGGTTTGTATCTGTTGGCTTGCAGCGTGTTGGTTCTTGCCAAAACCTGAGGACGAGTGCGATGGTGCATGTTGTCCGGTTCGAGGTGGCGGAGGTTGTTAAGTATTTTGTCGTGGGTTGGGTCTTAGTGACTGCTGTGCAATCGTTCAGAGATGTAGCAATAGCTCAAGCAAATGTGCCTGAGGTGCCAGTCATCGAAGGTGGTTTGTACCCTGGTGCGACCTTTTACGCCGACAAGACGAAAGTCGTCGGTTTTAAAGGGTATGACGTCAAGGGTATTGAGGCTACGCTCCATCATTTGGATGAGAATAGTGTTAAGTATGTAACGTCTTTTGTTGCTATGTGTAAGTTGTTAGTAATAATTATTTTACTTACTTATGTGTGGTTTTGGTGGCATAATTGAAGTTTGTGGGTATCTTCACTGCGAAACCCTCTGGCTTAGTGTTAAAGCCACCTAGGAGGTGAGACTCTGGGTTTAGTTAACACAATTGTATCTGAAATGGTATTGTATTATAGTTGTACTGGGTGTGAGTTGTACCAGTGTGTAATAGGCTATGTTTGAGTATATTC